GGCGATGTCCCGGCGCATGCACAAGGCCCACGGCATGGTGTGGTCCGGGTTGAGCTCGGCCGGGTTGACCACGTCATGGCCCAGGTCGCGCCACTTCTTCGCCTCCGCGTGGAAGGCCGGGAAGTTAAGGCCTGGAAGGCCGGACATGGGCCCGGCGATGTAGCAGCGCATGCCCGTGCCCTCAGTGAACGACCGCGGCCATCGTCGGGTCGGCGGCCAGCACTTCGGCCTGGCGCGCGGCCTGGTCGGCGTCGGTTCCCAGGCCTTTGGGCTTGTCGGCAGCCTCCATGGCATCCGCGATACCCTGCTGCGCCTCGGCGGCCGTGGTCTTCTTGCGGCCGCGCTTGATCGGCGTGACGTTGGCCGGCTCCACGATCTCCGGTCCCTCCAGGGTGATGCTGATCTCGCTCTGCTGGAGCATGGAGAGCTTGCCGACGATGCGCTCGTCGATGCCGTCGGCGCACTGCACCGTGAACTTGACCTCGACGCTGCCACCCTCGATCGGGCGAATCCGGAAGGTCTTGATGTCGCAGGTTTTCAGGCGCAGGTTCTGCTCGCCGCCGCGGCCATAGTCCACCGTCAGGGTGTAGCCCGCCAGCATAGAGTTGTACTTGACCGGGTAGTCGAAATGAGGGAATCGAACATTCGGCAGGTCATCCACCGGCAGTTCGAGTTCGGCCTGGGTGGGCTCTTTGCCTTGCGCACCGTTCGCGCAGAACAGGATCGGCCTCAGCGCAGGATGGATCATGCCCAGCACGTGGTTGGTGGCGGTCAGGGTCATGGCCAGGTCCAGGGCGGGCACGTTTTCCTTGTTGTGCTTCTGCATGCGGCTGTTCGTGTGGTCCAACTTCACGCGGGTGAAGTCCAGCAGTTCAAAGCGTTTCGGGGTCATGGTTGAGGGTCCTTTGGGTCAGTGGAGGGTTCGCACCAGGTAGTGCGCGATCAAGATGCTTTCAGCCCGGTTGTGATCCTTCACGCGAGTGACCGGGGCACTCGCGTACAAACGCTGGCAGCAGGCGCGGGCCTGGGCTTTGTCGGCATGCAGGCCGAACATCTTTTTCCAGGCATGCGGGGAGACGATGTGCAGGCCGGCGGCGCCAACTTGGGCAGCCAGCGCGCCGCGTAGCGCGCCGAACGTGTCGAACTGGCTGGCGATGGTCTGCGCCGGCAGGCTGGGCATGGGGATCGGCCGCTCGATCCCGGCGATCACCGCCTCTGCCGCGAAGTTGTGCTTGGCCGACCAGTCCCACAGCAGCGCATCCAACGCCACGACATCCACCCAGGTTTTCATGCTGCCGGTGTCCTGCCCGTTGGAGCACACGGGGACGTCCACGCACTCCAGCAGCCCGCGGCCGGGGTCGATCAGGGAGATTGCGCCGGTCAGGCCCGGGTCGCAGCCGATGTAGAGAGTCACAGGCCTTTCCCCTTCACGACCTTGACCACCGGCACCGGGGTTTGCGCCGGCCAGTCCTGGAACCGGGTGTTTCGCCCGACGTACATCAGGTCGAACTTGCCCGTGGGGCCGCCGCGCTGCTTGACCATCTGGCAGTTGGCAAGGTAGCGCCAGTCGTCCCCCAGGTCCGGATTCGCCACGATCGGGCGGTGGATGAACAGGATGATGTCGGCATCCTGCTCAATGGCGCCGCAGTCCTTGATGTCGGACATCTTGGGCATGGGATTGATCTCTTTCTCAACGCCACGGCCCACTTGCACCAGGGCGATGACCGGGATCCCCAGTTCCTTGGCCAGCGCCTTGAGCCCGCGTGAGGCCTCCTCCAGCTGGTACGTGCGCGGCGCCCGGCCGTCGGTGCCGGTCATCAGCTGGAGGTAGTCCACCACCAGCAGCCGCAACCCGCGCTTGCGCTTGAGCACGCGCGCCTTGGTGCGGATCTGGTTGATGTTCAGGCCGCCGCTGTCGTTGCTGTAGAACGGGATCTGGCGCAACTTCTCGATCCCGGCTGTCAGGTTGCTCCAGTCGATGTCGGACATGCGCTCGGGCCGGCGCAGCGCATGCATGGGCACCTTGCCGACCGACGACAGGGCGCGCTGGGCGCCCTCCTCGTTCTCCATTTCCATGGAGAACTTGCCCACCGGCAGGCCCAGGTTGACCGCCGCATGCAGCGCGACAGCATCGGCCAGGGCGCTCTTGCCCATGGACGGCCGGCCGCCCACGATCACCAGTTGACCAGGCCGCAGGCCGCCATCGAGCAAGTCGTCCCACTCGGCCAGCCCGGTGGGGATGTACTCGGCGGCACGCTCGTCGTTGCCGGCTGCCTGCTCCTGGATCCGGTCGAGCTCGCGCACCACGAGGGTTTCCATCGACTCCCAACCGTCGCCGTCGTTGGACCTGGACTCGATGATCCCGAAGATCTTGCGCTCGGCCTCGTCGGCGATGTCGGCCACCGGCCGGCCCATGGGGTTGAAGGCGCTGGTGGCGATCTCGTCGCTGGCCGAAATCAGGTTGCGCAGGACAGCGCGCTCGCGCACCGTCTCGGCATGCCGGCGGATGTTGGCGGCGCTGGGCACGTACTGGGCGAGGGAGTTCACGTAGGCCAGGCCGCCCGCCTCCTCGCCGTTGCCCGTCGACTGGAGCCGGGCCCAGACCGTGATGACGTCGGCCGGCCGGTTGGCGTTGACCAACTGCGATATCGCCGCGAACACCAGCCGGTGCTCGTAGCGGTAGAAGTCGGACTCGGTCAGGATGTCAGCGACCAGGTCCCAGGCCCGGTTGTCCAGCAGCAGGCCCCCCAGCAGGGCCATTTCCGACTCGGCCGAGTGCGGCGGCACGCGCAGCTGGGCCAGTTCGGGGTCTGCGCCAAAGGCGTCGAGTTCGGTGCGGGCGTTCATGCGTGATCCTTGTTGGTGTAGTTGCCCTGGACGACCTTCATGAAGTTCTCGCGCTTCATCAGCCATCCCAGGTCGCAGTGCTTCCATGCCCCGGACCGGCCGCTCAGAAAGTCGGAGTCGTGCACGGCCTCGAAGAACCGGCCAAACCAGTCCACGGCCTCTGCCGGCGTGGTCGCGTAGCGGCTGCTGTCCTCGCGCACGGCGTCAGGCGACAGGAGCCACTTCCACCGCTGGCGCATGGCATCGGCCGCGGCGCTGTCCTTCCACATTTCGTACCTGGGTTTAGGCAGGGTCGGACACTTGACGGCGAACACGCCGACGATCTGCTTGAGCGGGCATGCCGGGGTAACTGCGTGGTCTTCCGGCCGGTCAGATTCGGACCTTGGTGGCAGGGCCGTCGTCAGCACCGCTGGCGACAAGGGTGCGTCAGCACCCGGTATTCCTGACTCCAAAGGTATTGGTGAAGGTAAAGAAACACGCGCGGGTGTAGGCGTTTGCTTGGCATTTGCCAGGCGTTTCGCTAGGCATTCCGACAGACGTTTTCTCCAATCTATGCCAGTCGTTTCGCGGTAATCAGTGGTGTCGTTGCCTTTGCCGCTGTTGCAGTTCCTGCACATCGGTTGAAGGTTGAATATGGAGTCGTCGCCACCTTGGTAGATAGGCTGTACGTGATCCTTGGTCAGTGCCATCCCGTTGAGGCTGTCGATCCCAATGGAGCACTTCACGCACTTGTAGCCGAGGGCCTCTTGCAGGCTGTCCCATTCTTCCTTCGAGTGGGAGCCCTTGGCCCGGGCGGCGGCCAGCCGCTGGCTACGGGTTCCGCCGGACTCGCCATCACCCCACCGCTTCTCCGCCCCCCCTTTGCCGCTCAATGCCTTCTTGTCGCTAATTTCCTGAGCCTTATTTCGCTCCTCGGTCACGCGCTTGTGAGCGTAGCTAGTGCCCGTGTCCTTGAAGAACTCCAACAGCACATCCTTGGATGCCTTCCACTTGGCCATGCCCAGCTTGGTGACCTCGGCCAGCTGCTGGTCATCCTTGGGTAGGGTGCCGCCGCGCTTCCATGCGGCCATCAACATCAGGCAGTAGGCCCCATGCCGCTCGGTGCTCAGGTGAGTGGTGTCGGCCAGATAGTCGGCCACGTACCACGGCATCCAGGTGTCGGCCTTTTTGGTCACAGCCCGCTGTCCTTCAAGTTCTTGGCGAAGGATTCCCAGCTGGAAATCGCCGCAGCCTGGGGGCCAGTCAAGTGGTCCTTGTCGAATGCTTTTGACACCGCGAGCCACCGGTCGGGGTAGACGCCGACCATGGAAGACAACACTCCAACTTCGAACGCCGCGCCACCCACGCGCTCGGCGTCGGCACGGATTTCTTCACTTAGTTCCACTGCGCCGTGCAGATGGCCGGCGAGCAATCCGATGGCCATCGCAAGGGAGGCCTCTGGGTGCATCAACAGCAAGTCCAGCAGCGCACGGTTGTCGTGGTGCTCTGCATGGCACGACTCGCACAGGCATTGGAGATCGTGGTTCTCGTATTCCCAGACTTTGCGGCCCTTCACGTAACGGCGGTGATGCACGTTCAGAGTGATGCCGTCCTCGCCGCACACTTCGCAACGGAAGTTGGCTTGCTGCATTACCTCCAGGCGCTTGCGCTGCCAACTGGGGTGGAGGTACTGCTCCTTGTAGGTCATGGTGCTCATGTGCATTTCCGATATGCCCGGCAGAAAGGACATCGGCAGAGCGGGCCGGAAGACCGCCTTTTCGGGAGCTACCCTAGCCGCGCCTGAAATCATTGGGATGCCCCCGCAGCTGCCCGGTGGGCCTCGCCCATGTCGTGGAAGTAGCAGGACGGGCCCAGGCCGCGCTCCTCCTCCATGCGTGCCACCTGCTGGGGCGATCGGGCCTTGATGGCCTCGGCCCGTGCGGCTGCCCATGCGACGGCCGCGGCGCGGTCCCCTTCGGCATAGGCCTTCTGGATCAGCAGGCCCAGGTCGGTGATGTGTTGCTCGAGCTCGGCGTCGTTCATGCTGCTTGCTCCAAGAGGTCGGGCTGGTGCCCCTGCCGGCGCGCGCTGTCGATGCGTGCGCGGGCGATGTCGATGTACTCGGCTTCGCGCTCGATGCCGATGAAGCGGAAGCCCTCCAGCACGGCGCCGCGGCCGGTCGACCCGCTGCCCATGAAGGGATCGAGTACTACGCCACCAGCCGGCGTGACCATGCGGCACAGGTACCGCATCAGGTCGGTGGGCTTGACGGTGGGGTGCGTGTTTCCTCTTGGTCCTGACTCCCGTGATGCTGGTCGCTCTCCGGATGTGACGCGATAGTCCTGATCGGTCCATTTGTTGCCGTTCGGTCGATGCACCTTTGGCATTCCTTCAAGTCCATCATCGCGGTCGGCCCGGTCCGCCTTCGCGCAGTAGAAGAACCTGGCCGCGCTGCCGTTGTCGCCGTGAAACGGCTGGGGTACATCGCGGGCCAGTCCGCCCCCATAGATTCCGCTGGTCTTGTTGCTCGGCTCCGATCCAGTCACAGGGGCGTAGGCCCCTGCCTGCCGCGGGAACAGGGAGATAACCTCGTCGCTGCCGTCGTGGATCAGGTTGGCGGGCCATCGGCCGGCGTTAAGCTGCTTGATCTCACAAGCACCGTGCAATCCGGCGCCGAAGATGCCGTTACCCGCTCCAACCGGTTTGCTTCCCTTGGCAGTTCCGCCATCCGTTCCAACGCGGCACCCGTCGATATTGATCGCCCCGGTGCCGTGCTCCTTCCAGTTCTGCTCTACCGTGCCGATCAGCGGCTTGCGCGCCACGCAGATGGGCTCCCAGGCCGGCTTGAGTGCGGTACCTCCCCACGGGCCGTTGTGAGATTTCGGGAAGCCCGACCCGAAGGTCCAGCCAATTTGGTCACGAATCTCGAAGCCGGCCGCCTCGACCCCACAGGCCATCCGGTGGTAGGTCCTGGTCGACGCGAAGGTCAGCAAGTAACCGCCGGGCTTGAGCACCCGGAAAGCCTCTCGCGCCCAATCCTCGGAGAAGGCCTGAAAGGCAAGCATGGCCAGGGGGGATAGGTCGTATTTCCCGGCTTCGGCCGCAGTGCTCTTGTGTCCACCCCGTTCGGTGGCCTGTGGGTCAGAGGATGCAGCCGCCCGACGCTCTGCCGCACGGCGTTCAATGTCATCGCCATCCCAGGCTTTGCCCATGAAGCGGATGCCGTACGGCGGGTCCGTCACCACGCTGTCGACAGAGTTGTCGGCCAGCGTGCGCATGACATCCAGGCAGTCGCCGTGTCGAAGGTCAATCACGCCGACACCCCCGTGCCCTGGATGCGCGCCGTCTTCACGGCATCGGCCTTGGTGCGCAGCACGAGCCGGCTGGCGGGCTGGGGATCTCGGCGCACGCGCTTTACCCGGTGCGCGAAGTCGGCCATGGTTGCCTTCTGCGCCGTGTTGCCGCAGCAGTTGTGCGCCCGGCCGATCTCGCGCCAGGTGGCGCCGGCCAGGTGCATCTGGAGCATGGCCTCGGTGTCGTACTCGCGGCGCTTCACGCCCGGCTTGGCCTTCGGCTTGTCCTCGACTGCCTCGGGCCGTGGCTGGGGCGCCGGCTGCTCGCCCTCCTTGCGCGTCCAGATCGATGGGCCGCGGGCGGCCCACACGGCTTCGGTGATTGCTTGGGGGTCGATCACAGCAAGTCTCCAGCCGGTCAGGGGTTGGGCTGACTCGCCGTTTCGGTGGCTTCGGCGCCAAGGAGTTCGGCAGGCAAATGCTTGCGCGCCTGAACTGCCAGCACACGATCTGCAATCCGGCTTGGCAAAATGTCAGGCCACTTATCGACCGCTTGGTAGGAGACGCCTATTGCATGGGCAGCAGCGGCTACAGTGCCGCCCAGCAGTTCGATGGCTTTGGATTTTTGCATGGCGCCATTTAACCACAGTTCAGCGGAAGGGCGCAACTTTGGTTGACCACTGCGGGCAACTGTGGTTAAATTCTTCTGCCCCGCACCACGCGGGAAGGAGTAAGCGATGCCACATACCGTACCGCCGGTCAGCGCGGAAGACCGCAAGCTGGCGAACCTTTTTGGAGCCCCAGACCAGTCCTGGCTGCAGGTCGATCTCGAGCTCAACCGCCAGAAGAACACCGACCCTCTGGGCCAGCGCGATGCCGACCGGGCGATGCGCGAGGAACTGCGGCTGCCGGCCAGCGTGCGGGGTGCGGCATGAGCCTGTCCCGCGAAGACTTGCGCCCAGAGCGCACCATGGATGTCATTGAGACGGCCGAGAAACTACACGGAGAACAGTACGCTGACCGGCTTCGTTTTGCCGTCAATATCTTCGGTCTAGTGGCCCAGTGCGAACTGGCTGTTGCTGCGGGAAACCGCAACACTGCCGCAATCACGGCAACCCTGGCCATGTCCCTTTTGGCCGATCAGCTGCCCCATGTTCTTGGCGTGTCAGCCAAGGACATTTTTGCCGCCTGTACGGCTCAGAAAAGCGATACCGCCGACATCGCCGCCAAGCTGCGGCAGGAGTTCGGCAAATGACCGCCCGCGCCATCTTCATACCGCTGATCGTCTTCCTGCTTATGGGCTTCTGTTTCCTGTGGGGCGCGGATGTCGCCATGAACGTGGCGCGCGACGACTGCCGGGAATTGCAGAAGTTCCGCTCCGGTGGAGCCGTCTTCGACTGCAAGGAGCGCGCCAAGTGATGGGCCGCACCCTCCTCCTGGCTGCCGCGATGGCCGGCGCCCTGGCCGTGCTGGGCCCCTACCTCGACGGGGTCCAGATCGAAGACCACTCCACCGAAGTCCAGCAGTCCCGCGACCTTGAGGATGCCCAGCGCGCGGCCCAGGCGCGCAAGCGTTTCGAGGATGCCGCGCAACGTATTTGTGGCCCTCAATCTGTTTGGCGCGAAGTCTCGCAGAACGTCATTCGCTGCGTGTCGAAGCGCGGGATCGTTGGGAGGGCAACATGGCCCGTCCTGTAACACCGCCATTCGGTGTCGAAGTCCTGCGCGCCTTGTTGTCGTATGACCCGGTGACGGGTGCATTCACATGGATCTGCCCTCAAAAGAACCAGCATCGCAAGGCAGGGGCCGCAGCTGGGTACTTTTGCCCAAGCGCCAGATACATCCGCATCAAGATCATGGACCGAGCCTATCTAGCCCACCGAGTCGCGTGGTGCTGGATGACTGGCGCATGGCCAGTTCACACGATTGACCACATGGATGGCGATCGGCTCAACAACCGATTCGCCAATCTGCGGGACGTTCCGCACGCGATCAACTGCCAAAACGAACGCAGGGTCCGCGATAGCAGCACGAACGATTACGCAGGTGTCGTGCGTGATGGATCGCGTTGGGCCGCGCGCATCAGAACCGGTGGCCGCTTGAGGCACATCGGCATGTTTGGCACGCAGTTGGAGGCGCACGAAGCCTACTTGGCCAAGAAGCGTGAACTGCACCCTGGTTTTTTGCTTTGACCACCACCCTCAAGGAGTAACACCATGCTCGAATGGATTTTGGCCCTTGTGTTCTTGGCCCTGTTGATTCGCTACGTCTGGGTGTCGCTGCAGCGCGAACCCAAAGAGGACTTCGATGCCGATCCTGCTGCGGCCATCGACTCCATTCGCGCTGCGCTGAATGCCGCAGACGAAGAAGTTTCCCGCCGGCCGCGCGTGCCGGCTCCCTTCCCCCTCCCCAACCTGAAAGGTACCCACTCGTGAACGCTATCGTCGAAATGAGGCCCGCCGGTGCGCTGGCCTCCACCCAATCCTCGGGCCGCATGGCCCTGGCCGAGATCATCCAGCACATCGCCTTAGTGCAGGAGGTCATGCACACGGTCATGAAGCCCGATGTGCACTACGGGAAGATCCCCGGCACCGACAAGCCCACGCTCTACAAGAACGGCGCCGAAGTCCTGTGCATGGTGTTTCGCATCGCGCAGTCCTACGAGGTCACCGATATGTCGACGGCCGACGTCGTGCGGTACCGCTCTGTCTGCACTGGAACGCACCAGATGTCCGGGCTGACCCTCGGATCCGGCATGGGCGAGGCCTCCAGCGGAGAGGCCAAATACAAGTGGCGCAAGGCCTACCAATCCGAGTTCGATGCAACACCCGAGGCGCTGCGCCGCCAGTACAAGGGCTACGACAAGCAGCGCAAGAAGGAGTTCACGGTGATGCAGGTCCGCACCGAGCCGGCGGATCTGGCGAACACCATCCTCAAGATGGCCAACAAGCGCGCCATGCTGGCCATGGTGCTGAACGTCACGGCCGCCAGCGACTGCTTCACGCAGGATCTGGAGGACATGGACGAGAAGCTGCGCGAGCACCTGTCGCGCAAGGCCGGCCAAGAGGAACCCGCCGATGGCGACGACGGCGCCGGGCAGCAGCAGCCAGCCGGGCCGACCTACTACGCCCAGGACTCCTTCGACGCAAATCTGGCGATCTGGAAGAAGGTGATCGCCAAGGGCACGAAGCCCGACGACGTGATTGCCAAGGTCAATGCAGCCAATGCCAAGACCCCACTCAGCGAAGAACAGAAGGCGGTGATCCGTGCACTTGCCGCGCCTGCGCCGGCAGCCGCACCGGCGCAGCTGACCAGCGCCCAGGTCATGGAACAGATGCGTGCCGCGAAGGACGAGGACACGCTGAACACCATCATGGACTTGGCCAACACCCTGACGCGCACCGACCAGGAGCGCGCGGCCGAGGAGTCCTGCTACGACCAGCGCCTGGCCGAACTGCGCGCCTGACACCCTCCCCCACCAACCCCAAGGATCATCATGGAAAGAATCGTTCATCAGCTGGTACAGGGAAGCCCCGAATGGGATGCCTTCCGCTTCGAGCACGACGGCGCCAGCGAAATCAAGACCGTCATGGGCCTGGACAAGAAGACCACCCGGGCGCAGTTGCTGCGCATGAAGGCGACCGGCACGACCAAGGAGTTCAGCGCATGGGTGCAGGAGAACGTCCTGAACCGTGGCCACGAGATCGAGGCCCTGGCCCGCCCCTTCGCCGTCGAGTTTGCCGGCGTCGATGGCTTCTACCCGGCCACTGTGTCCGTCGGGCGCCTGAGCGCATCCTGCGACGGCCTGGACATGCCGGACGAAACCGCATGGGAATGCAAGTCCCTGAACCAGGACAACCGGCCGATCGTGCTGGCCGGCAAGGTTCCTGACGAGCACATGCCCCAGTGCCAGCAGGTACTGATGGTCACCGGCGCCGGCCGCTTGCTGTTCACCGTGTCCGATGGCACGCGCGAGAACACGCATCACGTCTGGGTCGAGCCCGACACCGAC